TGCCCTTTGGCCGAGCCTGGGTAGCTGTTTCGGTCCCGCGAATCGCCTTCTGACCAGCGGAAATGTGAGATAATCAGCTATGCAAAACGGGGACAATGGACGCGCCGCCACGGGCGCCTGAGCCGTCCTGTGACGACGGTGGCCTGGGGATCTGGATGCTCACGGCGGTGCCAGGCACGCCGGGCGCCAGACCGGTCCGGGCGGTTGCCGGAAGAGTCAGCGCGTTTACATACGTGATCGCGAGATCAGTGGTACCTTGACGATAAGGCTAAGGCCGAGAAGGGGGCGCCCAATTCCCGCCTTCCCGGCCCCTCCGGGTTCCTATGGCTGTCCGCCGTGGCCTTCGGCGGAGGCAACCCCCCGGAAGCCTTAGTCGGATGCGGCTCCGTCATCTCCGCCATCGGCGGCGTTGGCGGAGCCGTTCCGGTTGCTCGTCACGACGGTCCCCTCGGTCCTGAGGTCGATCATGACGAGGCCGTCCTCTACGACCACGTTCCACCGGCGCGAAGGTCTCGGTCGTCTTCCCCGCCGCTTTCCCCGCCACTGGAGCGCCGTGATGCTCGGCATCCGCTTCCGCGCTCGCCGCCGATGCTCGCCGTCGCCTTCCTTGCCCTGACCTCCCGGGCGGCTTGCCCCGGGTGCCGACACGGCACTGTGGGGCTACGCCGTTCACCTGGCCTGACCTGCGGCCCGCGACCTTCCCGCGACTCCCCGTGCCGTACCCTCGTCCCACCTGCATCACGAGCACGCGGAGGCATGCGATGGCCCGTCGGTCCCGGCAGTACGAGGAAGCTGAGACCGAGGCGGGAACCGAGCCCGGCAGGCCGTGCGCACGCGGCGACGAGTGGTGCGCCAGCCGGACCGCCGCGCTCGCGGACGGCAAGACCGTCACCACCGCCGCCCGGACCTACCGCGCGTTCTGCGACAAGGACGAGAAGATCATCGCCGCCTGCCTGGAATCCGTCCCCGGCGTCTGGTCGCGCCTGCACCGCGCCCTCGGCGACCGGATCGTCACCGACACCGTGCTGGTCGACGTGTCGTTCGGGCCGTCCGAGCCGGTCCGCCTCGGCGTGGATGCCCTCCTGCGCCTGCTGGCGGTCACCATGCGGACGTGGCAGGCCCGCACCTGCGCAGCGGCAGGAGACCTCCCGCCCGGCACGGACCTGAACCCGCTCAGCCCGGAGGGAGTCGCGGACGCCGCCGACTGCCTGCGCCGGCGCATCGGCGTATTCCTGGTCCTCCAGCCCGCGTGGATGTCCCGGACCCTGCTGCTGCCCCCCGGCCGCCACGGGCAGGACGCCGTGATCACCGGGGAAGTCCTGGACGCCTACGGCGATGAGGAGATGCTCCGCATCGGCGCCGACTTCATCACCACGTGGACCTGCGACCCTGACGCCACGTCCGCCGCCGCGGCGGGCAACGAGATCATGCGCCTGGAGTACGCCGGCCGGTCGGTCCTGCTGGAGACACCCCCGCGCGAGGAGAAGCTGCTCGGCATCCCGTGCCGCTCGGATCGCTGCTACCCGCGCCGGACACTCGTCCGCGCGCTGCCGCCGCAGCACGACGGAGACCCCGAGTTCTGGTCGGCCTGCACGGAGTGCCTGGACACGATGACCGCTGAGGATTACGCGGACTGGGTGAAGCTCAACCACTCCTACCACAAGGCCCGGCGGCTGGCAGACGTAGTGGCCGCGCCCGGTGAGCTTGCCAGCGTGGCTGCCCGCGCGTAGGGTCGGCCGTGGATCATCACGCCCCGGACCAGGAAGTTCTCTGGCCGGGGCGTTTCTGCGCTCTCCGGGAGGTGCTGGTTGGCCATTACGCCCCGGTCCGGAGACGGCCGGATCAGCCGTGCTGACGCCGCCGAGCTTGCCGGCGTTGACGAGGACACGATCTCCGCGTGGATCGCCCGCGGTCACCTGAAGGACGTCCGCCGCGAGGGGCGGCGCGTCTGGCTCATGCCGGCCGAGGTGATCGAGGCGGAGTACCGGCTCGCGCCGAAGGCCCGGCGCAGCAGGTTCGACCGCTCAGCAGCGGCGTGAGCGAGCCCGAGGTCCGCGCCGCGATCGAGCGGATCCCCCCGGACCTGCGCGCCCTGTTCCTCTGGTTGGCCACCGGGAAGACCGCGAGCCTCACGCCGGCCCCCGCGAAGGGCGACGCCAGGAACGGCACGTCGTAGCCGCGTAAGGCCACGTTTCCGCAGGTCAAGCCGGTAGAATGGGATCATGAGCGGAGGCAGCGTGGACCTTATCGACGCCATCCGCCGGGAGATCTCCCCGCACTTGAGCACCCTGGCCGAGATCGAGCACGCCGCCGAGGGGGACGCAGAACAGGGCTTGCAGCACCTTGCAGCCTTCGTCGCCACGCTCATGCGCGACGGGGCCACCTGTACTGAGCTGGCCGCGATCACGGCCCGTCTCGCATCCATCGAGAAGACAATGGAGGACAAGATCATGTCCGGACTGACCGACCTTCAGGCCAACATCACCGCGATGCAGGCGGAGTGGACCACGTTCCTCTCCGACCTCACGACCGCCCTGGGCAACGAGGACTCCGACGCCGCCGTGGAGGCCGCCGCGCAGCTCGTAGCGCAGCAGACGACCGCGATGCAGGCCGCGGACCCGATCACCGGCACCAGCGCCACCACCCCGGCCACCACCCCGGCCGCGTCCTAGCCGGCGGGCATGGCGCGGATCAGCGACAGCGCCGGCGGCCCGGCGGGAACTGTCCCGCTGGCCGCCGGCGCCGGGCCGCGCTCCCGCTGGCGTATCGGGCAGTGGGAGTTCCGGCGCTACGCCAGGGCTGAGCACGGCCCCGGCTCGCGCGGCCGGTGGGGCTGCACCTGGCGCAACTCGCGCGGCATCGGGAACTGCCGGACCCCGCTCGGCGCGTACCTGGGGCTGCGGCGGTCGCTGCTTCCGGCCGGGACCACCGAGGTCAGCGAACTCCGCGAGCACCTGCGGGTGGCGCAGGATGAGCTAGTCCGCGACAGGGCGAGAGGGCGAGAGAGAGAAGAGAGGCCGTCATGATCAGCCCCGGGCTTCGCCAGGCCGCGCGCACCCTCCGCAATGTCCGCCTGGCGCAGGCCGACGGCGGGACGTGGGCTCAGATCGCCCCGCTTCTCGGCTGCGCTGACGCCCGGACGGCGAAGGCCCGCGCTCACGCCCTGGAACGCCGGCTCCGCCCGGTCGCCGCGCAGATGGTCGCGGCACGGCGCGTCGCGGCGGAGCTGATCCCCGACGAGCCAGGCGGCTACTGCCCGCTGGAGGATCCGGCCAGCTAGCGTGGCCTTTCCTCAGCGTCCCGGCACTGCCTGATCGGCGAAGCACCAGATCGCGCACGGCTGCCCTGCCTCCGCGCTGCACTCCGGGCAGTCAAGCTCAGTGCAGGTCTCCGCGGCAGTGCGCCGCACGGGCCCTGCGATGTCCTGCGCGACCCCGGCCGGGGTGATCATGACGCGACCAGGATGCGGGCGCTGAGCATGTGCTTGCACGCCTTCGCCGTCTTGCGCCGCAGCCCGAACGGGCAGTTGCAGCCGTCCGGGTGGGTCAGGTAGGACCGCTCCCCGTCGCTGCTGACCACGCGGAACACGCTGCGGCGCACCGGGACGAGCGCCCCGTCCGCGATCAGCTCGCGGGCCGCGCCGACCTGGGCCGCGGTGAAGTCGCGGACGATCTCCGCGCTGACGGCGGCGCGGATCTTCGCCCGGCACCAGGCCCCGTATCCCTTGCTGACGCTGCTGGCGGACCTCAGGACCCGGTGGCAGCGGAGGCACCGGGTGACTGGCTGCCTGCTCTCTGTGCTCATGGGATAACCGTATACGGAAAGCCTCTCTCCCCTCACCCGAACCGCCGATCCCGTATACTCTTATTCATGGGACGCAAGAGGCAGGCCGACGGGCGGCGGGTCATCATCTCCGTCCGCGTGAGCGAGCCCGAGGCCGCGCTCATCGACGCCGCCATTCCCGCCGGGACCGGCCGCTCAGACTGGGGACGCGAGCAGCTGCTCGCCGCCGTCAGGAAAGCGCGGCGGCCAGATCGCCCCGCCGAACGCTCCCGTCCCGCAGATCAGGTCAGCCAGGGAGCGAGACCGGGCGCAGGCTCACGCTGACCTGGACGCCGACCTCATGCAGCCGGGCGGCCGGCAGTCCTGCGTGATCGTTGAGGTCCGGCAGGTCCCGGAGACGCCGGGCCAGGTCGACGCGCCGGCTTAAGGGGCGGCCAGCACTCCGTTTCACCGGCAGCCACTCTCTGGGACTGTGCCGGAAGCAGAAGGCGCGTGGACGGAGCCGCCCACCTGGCCCGGTTTCAAGATCGTTCTTGCGAAAATCACGGGCTGGGACTCGCCAGACTAGGGCAAGCAGCGCAGAACAGGCGCGGAGCGAGGTGAACTCATGGCCGGGCGAACTGGCGACCAGCCCCGCAACCGAAACGGGAAGTTCGCCCGCAGCCTGGAGACCGCCCAGCGCGACCATGACGCCCTGGCGCTGAAGGTGAAGGGCCAGAGCCTCCAGACGATCGCGAACGAGCTGGGCTACGCATCCAAGGGCGCGGTCCACGACGCCATCCGCCGGGCGTTCCGCGACTTGCCGCTGCCGGGTACCGAGGACGAGAAGCGCCTGGACCTGGAGCGAATCGACCGGCTTATCGAGGCGGCATGGGAAGTCATGGAGCGGGAGCACGTCGCCTACTCAAACGGCCAGGTGGTGCGCCGCCGGACCGGCCTGGCTGAACTGGACGAGTCGGGGCTTGAGCGGCTGGACGACAAGGGCAAGACGATCCCGCTGTACGAGGAAGTCCCGGACGACGGCCCGCTGCTCGCGTCGATCGACCGCATCCGGTCGCTGCTGGAGCGCCGCGCGAAGATCATCGGCTACGACGCCCCGACTCGCTCCCGGGTGGAAGTGATCACCCGCGACATGGTGGAGGACGCCATCGTGGCGCTGGAGGCCGAGCTTGCCGAGCGCGCCGGTTATCCAGGCACCGCCTGACCGCATCCGCTACCTCGCGGAGCTTCAGGCCCGCAGGGAAGCCCGCGAGATTGAGCGGCTCAGCAAGGTCGACGCGTTCGCGGTGCTCGGCTACGAGCCGACGTGCAAGCCCCGCGCCGAGGCGCGCGACCGCGGCGACGAGATGCTGCCGGAGCCGTGCGGCAGGTGCCCGCAGGAGCTGTTCCACGCGGCCACCGAGGATGCGGTACTTTATGGCGGCTCGGCCGGTGGCGGGAAGACCGTAGCGCTGATCATGGAAGGAATCCGGGCGTGCATCAGGCACCCCGGCATCCGCGTCCTGATCCTGCGGCGCACCTATGACGAGCTGGCCGAGTCGATCTACCCCGAGTTCCAGCAGCTCGGGTGGGCCTCGGCGCTCGGCGGTCACTGGAACAAGACCGAGAAGGAGATCACCTTCCCCAACCGGTCGGTGATCCGGCTCCGCTACATGGAGTCCCTGGAGGACGCCTCCCGCCGGCAGGGCGGCGCCTACCAGCTCCTGCTCGTGGACGAGATGACCCTGATGCCGCCCGGCGCGGTGGACGTCATCGCCCTGGAGCGCCTCCGGTCGGCGCACGGCGTCCCGGTCCTCGGGCTCCGCGCCGCCAGCAACCCGGGCGGCGCCAGCCACGGCGAGGTCCGCGAGGCGTACATCGAGGCCACCGACGAGGGCCAGAAGGTCATCACCGATGACAACGGCCTGACCCGGCGGTTCATCCCGGCCCGCGCCACGGACAACCCGTACCTGGACGCGGCTTACTACCGGCGCCTGGACGCGATCAAGGACCCGGCACGCCGCGCTGCGATGCGAGACGGCGACTGGGGCCAGTTCTCCGGGCAGATCTTCACCCAGTTCCGCCACGACCGGCACACCCTGGACCCCATCACGCTGCCGGAGTCGCTGAAGCGCTACAACGGCATCGACTGGGGCTATGCGGCGCCGTGGGCCGTGCTGTGGGGCGCGCAGGACGAGGACAAGCGGGTCTGGATCTACCGCGAGATCTACGAGGCGCAGGTAGGCGAGGCCGACCAGGCCCGGCGCATCATTGACGCCGAGGCGGACGGCGAGCAGGTGCTGGCCCGGTACGCCGATGACGCCATGTGGGCGACTCGCGGCGACGCCAAGCCCATCGCCGATGTCTACGCGGAGGCCGGCTGCCCGCTGACCCCGGCGGGCAAGGGCCCCGGCTCCCGCGTCACGGGCTGGCAGCGCTGGCATTCCTTCCTGGCCGAGGCGCCGGCCTGCGCGCACCACCGGGCGCAGGGCTGGGAAACCTGCCCGAAGATCCACATTTTCCGGACCTGCGTGAAGCTGATCTTCGAGCTGAAGAACCTCCCGTACTCCAAGATCGGCAACGTCGAGGACGCCGACACGAAGGCGGCCGACCATGCGATGGACGCGGGCCGTTACCTGCTCCTGAACCTGGACGGCGGCCCTGACTTCCCCATCCTGGGCGACCTCCCCGGTCCCGGCATCGCGGAAGTCCTCCAGCCGATGGGCGCGTTCGCGGTCCGCCCGTCCGGCAACGTCCCGTTCGCCTTCCCCTGCGAGGACGAGAAGCCCGTGGCGGGCGTCCAGCGCTCCCCGTGGGGATAAGGCACCGACGACACCCAGGAGCACCGTGGCCGAGATGGCGGCCGGCCTGAAAGCCGGCCTGAGCGATTCCCTGCCGGCCGTCAGTGCCCGGACGGGAGAGATCGCCCCGGACCTGACTGCCACCCTGCGCCGCGAGCAGGTGCTCTGCTGCATTATCGATCATGAAGGGGTCCGGAGATGGCTGACGCGCCCGGCACCATCCGCCGCATCGCCGCCCTGCAGGCCGAGGCGGACCGGCTGGCCTTCGGGCGGCAGCTCACCGCCGGCCAGATCTGCCACGAGGAGGACCGCCGCTGCGATGCGGACTGCGAGATCGGACCCCGGCACTGCGCGAACCTCCACGCCTGCCTCTCCAGCCGCGGCCACGACGCCGCGCACTGTGACCGGACCTGGGCAGCGAAGGAGGAGCGCGATGGCTAGGCCATGCCCGCGGTGCGGGCGCATGTTCTGCGGGCCGGCCACCGGTCCTGTCGCGTGCAGCACGTGCCTGTCCGCCGTCCGGGGAGATACGGCCACCCGCACCGACCTGGTGGCCGGCACGCCCCCCGCCGAGACCCCGGCGTCCTGACCCCCTGGCCGGGGGCGCTGCGGGTCCGCGAGGCTGCGCGGCGCCCCCGGCCGGTGGCAGGATGGCGGACATGCTCCTCGCAGTCTGCATCTGCCACTCGTGGTGCGGCCGGTCCTGTGACTGACGGCGCGATGGGCGGCTTCCTGCACAACGCGCTCGCCC